CATCGCCGCTGCGACATCATCGTTGTACGTCGCTTCGTCTATGACCATCGTGTACCGGACAGAATCGCCTACCTCGTCGGCCACCTCGGCAACCGTCCGTACCCGGTTCGGGAACGCCACCCCCTCGTCTACGAAATCGGTGGCGATCTTGCGGGCCAGCGACGCTTCTTCCTTGACGTTGAACTGGAGGCCGTACAGTTCCGCTCCGATGTCCGACGCGCTTCCCTGCACCTGAGCGGTGATGTTGCCCTGCGCTGCGAACGCACGCTTGTGAACTCGGGCTGCTTCCCGCCACGCCTGCTCGCGTACCGCAGCGGGGATGTCCGGCGGTGCCATGACCTGACCGGGTAGCCCCGTGGACGGAGGCACGATCGTGTCGTACACCACGGTCCAAGTGCAACGACAGTTTGGGTGCGCCGGAGGTAGGTCTCTGGGTTCGACCACCCAGTTGCCGCCCCTCGGGTACGCCGCGTTGAACGCTCCCCCCTCAAAGGCGACGACCTTGCCGTGCAACGGTTCGCAGATCGAACACACCTCAAACGACGCGGTGATCCACTGACGGCCAGCACGCTGCGGGTTGAACATCCCTGCTTCGGCTGCCTGCCGGGCGGCGACCATCTTGCCTTGGTTGGAGGCTTCCATCATCTCGGTGCGGGAGATGACACGGGTCCGGTGGGCGCGGAGTTTCTTCCCGTACTTGGATGCCTCACGTTCAACGGCTTCCAACGCCTGCTCGGTGGTCTTGCCTGCTGCGACCGCTTCGGAGAACACGGTGCGGCCCCGGTTCAGGACGGCGTTGTGTTGCGGCAACGTCAACCCGGCTACCGAAGGGGCGAGTCGTTCACCGAACTCTGCGAGGTCACCCAGCGACGGTGCTGTCTCCAACACCTCGCCGAGCATGTTCATCATCGCTTGCCTGCCGCCCTTGCCGGTTGTGCCACCGATGATGTCTTGCAGGTTCGCTCGGGTGTCCTCAGCGATGTTGGTAATCATTCGGGCGGACTTGTTTTCGGCCCACTGTTTGCCAGCCGGAGTTTTGGTGGAGAACCCGACAGAGAACGACGACCCCACAGGCGGGATCAACGTGACCGTCCTCGGGGTTGCGGCCTTCTGGATCTGGTTGATGGCTGTCGGGTCTGGTTTGCGTTCCAGTTGCTCCGTTAGTTCATCCCAGAAGAGCGCCCCGGATTCGTCTATCTGGTTGAGTAGTTCGGTAGCCAACTCTTGGCGGGCTGGTTCCAGATACTCCAACAGGTCGTCAATGGGACCGAACCCGGCGATCACCGATGATGGCATCGTCAACGCTTCGTTGAAGGTGCGTGCTACCCGGCGTTCCCTCGGGGTGAGCGGAGCACCGATCGGTTCCAAGCCGGGCTGCCCCGGTACCCGCTTGCGGGGAACCTTGACGGTTGTCTTAGCGAACCCTGACCTTGCGCCCCGTCCGGTCGTGACGGGCATCAGTCAACCGATTCAGCCTCGGTGCTGACCGGTAGGCCACCGACCTCTCGCAGATACGCCTCCAAGTTGTCGTCGGGGAAGAGTTCAGCCCCAGCGCCAGTGAGTTTCGCGATGTATTCGCCGAGTTCTTTCAAGTCCACGTTCCTGACTGGGGCGTGGGTGAGGTTCGGGGTGAGGTTCGGGTCGATGCCGTTGATCGTGAGTAGCCGTGGGAACGCATGGTTTTGGAACACCGACGAGATCCCGTCCAGATACGCGTTGAGGGACTGGGAGAACAACGCGACCTTCGACACCGACAAGGCTTGGGTGCCGACCTTCTCATGGCCGAGGAGGATGAAGTCGGCGAGCATCGTCATCGCGATCCGCTGGTCGTACCGGGCGATGATGCTGTCGGTGTCGAACTGGCGGTCGCCTCCCGTGGATAGGAGTTTGATGTCGTAAGCGAGGTTGCCGGTTTCCGGGTCGTAAGCGAGGGGGAAGACGACGCCTTCCTGCTCGTCGCGTCGGATGTTGCGAATGATCTTCTTTATTTCGTTGAGGGCCGACGTTTCCTCAGAGGTGGCGTTGTTCGACAAGAGTTGCGGTGGGACATACGCGATGGGCAGGCCAGCCAAATCGCGTTCAATGCCGATCGCTTCGATCTCTTGGATGCGCTTCTTGAAGTAGTAAGAGGTGTACGCGTTGCGGAGCACCGACTTGCCTTCGGGGTTGTTCAACGCGCTGGAGGTGCGGAACAGGAGAGCCTTCTCAATGGGGATCTCAACGAGACCCTTGTCTGAGGTTGGGTTCAACTGGTACATGCCCTTGACGCCGCCGCTGTCGTCAAGGTTCCAGCGTTCCAACGTGTCCTGCGACCGGGGGGCCAACTTGCGCCAGCCGATCATCCCGTCGTTGTGGCGGGATCGTTCACCGTCGTCGGTCCAACCCTTGCGGTACTTGTAGACGATCTCAAAGTACGCCCACCCGTAAGTCAGGTACGACATGATCTGGGCGAGCATGTCTTCCCAAGTGGTCGTCATGTCGGTCATGCACCCGCCGACGAAGGTGGCTACGTCGGAGGCTTTCTGGTCGTCTAGGTCGGATGGTTCAACCTGCCATTCGACGGAGCGCATCAGCATGGAGATCGCTTGGATGACTGCGCCGACCACCGGGTCGTTGTCGCGCATCTCCCGGTAGGTGCGGTAGGCGCTGCGCCCTCGGAGAGCGGTCAGGAACTCTTCGCGGACCTGCCCGTCATAAACGTGAAGGCCGGTTGATCCGATTTCCATGAAGTCCGTGGACGTTGCCTTCTTCATCTCAGCGAACGTGTCGGCAGCAACGTCGGTCATGGTGCGACTCTACTCCTAAGCGCCAGCAGTCAGGACGACCGTGAAAGGAGAGTATCACGGTCGCCCTGACCGGGCTGGTGCGCCTAAGCCGTGGAAGTGGCTGCGCGGACTCTAACAGGGAGTGTCAGTCGTGGGGCTAATCCTCTTTCGCCCAGTCGTATGGGTCTCGGATGAAGCGAACGTGGGAAGCCTGCTTGAACGGTTCCGGTTCTGGTTCGGCGTCGATGCTTCGGATGTACCACCCGGCTGCGATCCCGGCTCCGAAGAGGAACATGGGGATCAGTAGGTATTCCCAGAACGGGTTGGTGACACCCATCAACGCAATCACGCTGCCTCCTTCAAGAGTGCGACGAGAGCGTTGACCTCTTCGACCTGAGCCAAGGTCAGTTCAACCTTGACGCCGTTCTGGCCGCTGTCGGATGCGCCGTAGTCCCGACCGTCAAGGTAGTTGGGCCGGTCACACCGATCGACGTTGAGCAAGTCGAAGGTGTCGGTGTCGATCGCAGCCCACCGGACCTTGTTGACCTTCCGCTCGGCCATCCGCTCTTCGTGAACGTAGAGGTCGTGCTTCTGGCTGTCCAGTTCAACCTCGGTGATCTCGTCCAAGGTGTATTCGTTGGACCAGTTGGCGATGTCCTTCAACGCGATGAGCGTCGTACCGGCTTCGTTGCGGGCCGTCAACTTCGTCTCGTACTGGTCGGTTTCGTAGTTCCACTGGACGGCGAACACTTCGACGTACCGCTTGATCGTCTGGTCCCGGTAGGACCGGTCGTCACCAACCGGGACGATCTCGTCGCCAGTGAGCAGCCACTTGTCGAACCCGCTCGGCGAGAAGCCGTGCCTGCGTGACCGTTCAACGTGGTACACGGTGTTCGGTTTCAGATCCTTCGCTTTCATTTTCTCTCCTTATTGGTTGTCGAACTGTTTGGCTTCCCAGACGCCCCGACACGAGTTCAACGTCGCCGCGCCGTCAAGGGCACCTCCGTAGAGTCCAGTACCTACGTCCTCGCACCACTCGTCGGGGTACGCCGCCCAGCCGATCGCTGTGGCCTTCGTTTCGTGGTTGCAAATCGTTCCGTGGGTCCAGCAGATCGTTACCCACTTGCCGCCGTCCGGGTCGCAGTTCTCCGACTCTGCGGTACAGACCTCAATCTCAGAACCGGTGCGCTGGTTCTTGCGGACGATCCTTGGGGTGGTCTTTGCGGTCTCGGTCACGAACTAATCATAACCCACTGTAGAGCGTGAATGCAACTCTTTGTAGCGTTACCTGACACCGTGTCAGAAACACTCACGACCAGACACGAGGCGAACCATCCGATCTCATCATGGAGTCATCCGGCAACGCCAACCGATCCGCACAACCCCCACACAACCCATCCCACGGCTCACCATCCTCACCAAGCCGCTCAGGCTCAATAGGAACCACACACAAGCCACACAGACATTCCTCTTCCACCTCCACCGACGCGGACCCCTCCAACACATCCAGCACAGCCTCCGTCGTCGCGTGCATCAGGTCGGCTTCCCGGTTCGCCGGGACATCATCAACCTTGATGTCGATGATGAGACGCCGACGCATCGGAGGCTTGTCCATCAGAACGGCTCTTCGTCAGGGAACTCCGGCTTCGGCATCGACGGCTTCGGCTTCGACACCGACGACACCCGGTCGATCTTGTCGATCGTCGCGAACATCAACGACGCAGCAACATCCTCAGCGACGATTTCCACGGTGCGCTTCTCGGTGCCCTCGTTGTCGGTCCAAGTGTTCTCCTTGAGACGGCCCCTGATGAGCACCCGGTCGCCCTTGGACACAGACTCGGCGACATGCGACGCCAGATCCTTCCAGCAGATCACCGTGAAGAACGACGGATCGTCCACCCAGTCGTCGCCCTGCTTGCGGCGGTCGTTGACCGCGATGCGGAACCGGGTCAGCACCGAGTTCTTAGTCGGTTTGATCTCCGGGTCCGTTGCTAAGTTCCCGCACAACGTCACTTCCGAGTTCGCCATCTTGTTGGTCTCCTTCTCCGAGGATCGCCTCGGCTCTAGCGATCATCCTGTCGATGACCCCTGTGTTTTCGCCCCCGGCCACGGCTGCGGCTTGGGCTGCGATGTTGATGTTCGGTCGGCGCTTGTCTACCCACCGGTCTGGTGACCGGTTCGTCAGGAAGAAGATCGCCGCTGAGACGTTGCCGTTGGTTGCCGAATCGAACAACGCCGATTCGACCTGTTCCACAGCCTCGGCTTCGGCTTCGTCTCGGTCTTCTTCCCAGTCGGGGTTCTGGTTCACGAACCGTTGAACGGTTCGGATGCTGACCCCTGTCGCTCGGGCTGCCTGCTTGCGGCCCATACCGCTGCGAATGTGAGCGAGGTACATCTGCCGTTTGTCACCCCGGAAGGCTTTGCTTCCGAAATCTGGTTCCAGAATGTCTCCCACCTTCTAAGGGTACGTCACAGGCGTCAACCCGCAGGCCGGAACTGCCGTACTCCGAGGCGTTCAAGGAACGTGACGTAGATCGGGAGTTTCGGGTGGCCGACCATGACAGCCGGGGGAACCCAGCCGGGTTCGCCGTACCTGCCCTCTGACCCACGGCCCGTCTCAACGTGGTCTAGGAGATCGTACCGTTTGACTGTGACAGCGAGTTCGTTGACGAGCACCCGTTCGGTGTACGCGTCGTAGGGTTCGTCGGGAAGGTGCGTGATGGCGAGCACCGCTTCGACCACCCGGTCGGAGAAGCCCAGATCCCG